TAACTGAGAAAGAAATACTGGATCAAAACTATTTCCTCTAGTGTATACGCGTTTGGGTTGTTGAGATATACCTTTACAGAAAGAGTACAATTCTGTTATTGAAACATCTTCGTCAGAAGGATCAAGCATAGAACGCGCTTCCGCGTTTTGCTTACTCCACCACTCTAACGTACCCTTGTCTGGTCGGCGACCATAGACTTCTGCTTGTTCCTTTGTATCAAACTTAATGAAGTGAGCAGATTCAATAAGTTCTTCAAAAGTATATGGGTTGCTTTCAAAACGAGTTTCATCATAACGTATCGCTGCAAAGTTTATGACAATACCGTTTACTGGATTTTGAGATAAAGTCTCAAAGTCGTAGATTACTGCATCATTTACCAACTTAGCCATTATTTGATCTCAACATTCGCCATAACTTCAGTCATACAAGCCACAAGGTTAAGCTCATGGTCTGCAACAAACGCATCTTTATATTGGTAGTCCGCAAGGATTAATACCAACTGAGGAATACTATTTGGTGCAACATACTCAATCATATTATCATACACACCACGGAAAATCGCAGCAGGTTCGATATCTATATTGTTAACAACCCAAGAACGCATCTTTTTAAAGTTCTTATCTTTAATTGATGCGAATAGATCTGGAAATGCGCTCATCTCGCTCGCAGGAGCAATAGTGTTAAGCGTACCAGAGATACTACCACGTTGACATTCATTCAACACTCGACGCCAGTCTGGCGCATGTTTCATTATAATATTGGCAACAGTACTATCTTCATATGTGACACCTTCTTCAGTCAGAATATCCTTGAGTCGTTTCATGAACTGGCCACACAGCTGTGCCATCGTTTTCTTATCAAACTTGAACTCATATGGGGTACAACGAGAGTGTAGAGGTTCAATAATCTTATTCTTGAAGTTACATGTCATAATGAAGCGACAGTTATCGCTGAACTCTTCAATGAAGTTACGCAATGCTGGCTGAGTTGATTGTGGGTTAAGATAATCTGCTTCGTCTAGGATAACAACCTTGTAGCCACCCTGCAGAGATACCGAGGAAGCAAACTGTTTAATCTTACCGCGTAGTGTATCAATATTACCTTCAGAAGAAGCATTGATAACAATATAGTCAAGCTCTAGTTCTTTACAGATAGCTTTGGCAACGGTAGTCTTACCTGTACCTGCTGGACCAGTGAACATCATATTTGGGAGTTCACCGCCGTCGACGATTTTCTGGAAGGTATTTTTTAATTCGGTTGATAGGATAGTGTCTGATACTTTCTGTGGGCGGTACTTTTCAACCCATAAGAATTCTTTGCTCATTGGTGTTCCTCATAATAAAATAAATGTATACGCTTGATAACAGAGTTATTATACTCTACACCAGCGCTAAAGTAAAGCTTTTTTATACGCCCAACCGATAAGTGAATATCGTGTACCAAGCTCAACAGGTTGTACCATATGCTTGTGGTTTACGTCAAACATAGTACAAGTTTCTAGCGAGGTAGAAACTTCATCTTCATCAACAACTAATGTACCGCCTGCATAATCGCGGTTAATACAAACGCTGAAATTATACATCCGTTTGTTTTCAAATGGTGGGCGATATTCTAAGTAGGGTCTATCCTTATGCCACCCAACGCCTTCGTCAACTTCATATTTTGATATGAATATTTCATTGAGCTCTAGGTCGAAATGTTGTATACCCAATTCAGCGCAAACAGAATTGTGGTTATATTGTAGGATAGATTTGATCTTAGATCTGATCGAAGGTTCTTCAATCTGAAGTAATCTTTGATAACGAGACTCATGTCCCCAATCCAGTCTAAATGTATCTTCGTATTTCAACTCATAAAAGTCAAGCATATCGAAGCATTCTTTTTCACTGAAAAAGGGACGTTGAGCGAACATTATCAGATAGACTTCAAATATTCAATTACAGCTTCTGGGCTGGTTTCGCCATATGGATCTGATTCGCAGTTGTCTTCAATTCCAGGTTCTTCAAAGAATTTCTCTACTACGAAATCGTCTACGATCATAGCATAACGCCAAGAACGCTTACCGAAGCCAAGATTACATTTATCGACAAGCATATCCATACCTTCAGTAAACTCTCCGTTACCATCAGGAATGAATTCAATCTTATCAAGACAATCTTGATCAATCATCCATTTACGCATTGTGAAGGTATCATTTACAGAGATCACATAGATCTCATCAATACCTAGTGATTTGATTAGTTCCGCATTCTCAACGAATCCAGGAACTTGCATTGTTGAGCAAGTAGGAGTGAATGCTCCAGGGAGTGAAAATACTAGGACGCGCTTATCCATAAAGATATCGCTGGCTTTTAGTTCATCCCATTTGAAAGGATTATCTCCACCAATTGATTCATCTCTGACTCGAATTGGCCAAATAGTTCTTGGTACATGTTTACCTACTGTCATGATATAATTCCTTACCGATAATTTGGTGCCGTCTGCCGGAATCGAACTGGCGACCTACTGATTACAAGTCAGTTGCTCTACCTACTGAGCTAAGACGGCTTTTTAAACTTTTTCGCTTTGCGACTTTCTGCTAAAACGCGTACTGTATATATACGCGTAAAAGCAACTATAGAGAACCAGATTGTTACAATATTAGATATCCAAAATGGATCTGTAATTCCCCAGTTCTCGATTATAATCCATAAGAAGAAAATGTTTAATGGGTAGTTTATAAGCGTACCCATTAAAACATGAACTGTTGTTTCTTTGGCTATTGATTTATCGAGCTTAATGATAACATCTACTTCAGTTGATCATTATCTGACTGTTCGCGATTAGGGATACCGCCACCACCACGATGTGGTGAGCCTTTATCTTCGCTTGAGTCACTAGAATCGCTCTTGCCTTTACGCACTACGAATAGTACACCGACTACAATAACAACTACAATTATCAATTCCATATCTTTCTCCTGTTAGGTCTATGGTATTAGTATATATACCTAACTAGCACTTTGCTGAGAAACAGTCTCGTACAATGCAACAGCTTGGACAGCTTGGTCGCGTAATTGTCCGATAGTAGTTAGTTCCTCACCTTTGAACGCACCGCGTGTAACCATAGTATCAATGATCGCTACAGTAGAGCGTGAGATACGGTTAGCCAGATCATTCAATTGTTGTTGTTCAGGTGTTACTGTTTGTTTAGCCATTATGTTATGCTCCGTAAGTTGATGCTTTTTCAAGCGCAATAAAGTATTCTAGTTTAGAGTCAAGAGACTTGAAGTTAGAGATCATTTTAGAACTCGCAAACACTTCATAATCTTCCCCGATCATTTTTAAGTTTTCTACAGAAAAGATTAGATTAAAATCTGCACCTTCTGGATAGTCGCCCTCAACTAATACTGAGAAAGAATGTGAACTAGCATCCTTCGGGTTAATCACGCTTACTTTGATTGAACCGTCTGCTGGAGTTAAAGAAATCTCTTTATGTCCAAGCGCTGCAGATGCACGTTTAATCTGACTCAATGTATCGTTATTTAGAACGAACTTAACTTCACATTCTGGCATAGTGATTTCTTTCTTAGGATAAGAAAGGATCTCAGGGTTAGAATAGAAGTACTTAATCGAAGACAGACCAGAATTTCCAGCAACAGTACAGGATGAATCCGAGAATGCAATTGTTGGATTATCTACTAGACCTAATACTGATAGGAATTCTGATAAATCATAAATACCAAAAGTTTGTGGGAATGATTCTTCGATTGTGGCTGAAGAAACAAGGTTTTTAGCTGCTGACACAGTTTGAATAACATTACCACCCTTAACGACCAAGTTTGGGTTAATTGTGGCGAAGTTACGTAAAATGTCTACAGTACGTGTGGATAGTTGCATAGTATATTCCTCTCTCATAATTTAGTAGATATTATATAATGGTTGGTGATAAAAATCAAGTAATTTCTTTCATTTTACTAAAGTTTTTATCTTTGTAAAATTCAAGCTTGCGTTCAAAGTGAGCATCTTCAAGTTCACTCTTGTGTGAGATAACAAACACATTAGTATCTTCTTTTAGACTTTCAATGATCTTCATAAGGTTATCCACGCCATCGTCATCCAGAGACGAGTCAAACGTTTCATCCAATATGAGTAGATTAGTTGATACGGAGTTTTTCATCTTAGCAATCTGGCGCCAAGTGAATAGCAAAGATAGATCGATACGTTGCTTCTCGCCTTCAGAGAATGAATCATAGGAGAACGCATCACGGAATCGTGACCGTATGGTCTCATTGAAGCTCTCGTCTAGCTCGAAGTGAACGAAGAAGTCTAGTATCTGCAAGTATTTGTTAGTGAGTTCATTAATAACAGGCACATACTGTTTTATAATCTTAGTCTTAATACCAGTATCCCGTAATAATTCCCCAGCGATACGATTGTAAGAAGCTTCCTCGCTCAACAAATACTTGGTATCATTTAAGTTAAGGAGTTGATCTTCAAGTGTTTGGAGATCCGCATTAGCGGTAGACATATCTCCATCACTATTTGTCATGGAATCAAGCTCATCCCGTATCTTATCAACATTACGATTAAGACGTTCAATCGTAGAGTTGTTATTATTCAAAGTGTTTTGGTCGTCAAGAGACTGTTGCAGCTGAACTTCTAAATCGCTAATAACAGTATTGAACTCTGTTAATTGTTCATCAGCTTTATCCATAGCTTCTTTCAGCTTCTTAGCTTTTTGAGTGGCATCTTCTTTTTTAGTATCACGAAGATCTTCGCCGATTTCTTGATCGCAAGTAGGGCAGTGATCATTCTCATCAAAAAACTTTGCTTCCTTTACAACAGTCTTGACTTGGGTTTTAAACTGGGCATTATACTGCTCTAGCTTTTGCTTACTAACCCTAACCTTATTGAGTTCTTCGGTTAATGATGGCAGTAATGTGGAGACATTAGCAGATAAGGTAGCATTTATATCATTAAG